TCTCATTTCGTAAATATTGCCTTCTTCAAATTGTGTCGTTGCGTTGTTCATCGTCTTAGTATTGTGTTTAGCGGTTAGGGTTAAGCCCCGAAGGGCTTTGGTTATGATGTGATTTCGATTGAGTAATTGTTTATTAGAAAACTTCTAACTTCTTGTTCACTTTCAGTATTTAAAAGTAATTCGCCACCTACATAAGCTTCAAAAGTTGAGTTTTCAAAGTAAAGATCAATGATTCCTATATTTGTATCAGTGATACACATTGCAGTATTTTCTTTTACGATTGAAATATCTTCGTTTGCGTATTCCGTAAGTGCTGTGTTGATTTCTGAAAGTGTCATGTCGTTGTGCTTTGTTGTTAATCTCTGTTCATAATATACGGAACATTATTATAAGTTCCAAATATTATGAATAAAAAAGATAAATTTTTTTATCCGGTTACGCTTTTTTTAACCCGCTTGCTCCATCGGTAGGCTAACTCTGCGTACTCGTTCGCAATCTCAACCTGCTTTTTGATGTGGTTATCGGTCGCTTTCTCTAATCCAGCCCGAACACTTTTGTTTTTGCTCTGTGCTAACTTCTTGCGTACCTGATCGGCTGTGATTCGCTTCGGCTCTATCGTATCCGGCTTTGGATTATTCCACTCGTTGACGGGACGTAACACATCGGTTTGAAGACATCCGCAAAATGGATGCGGTGTAGATGGTGTGTTCAGTACCGGGAATACGCCCTCACCCATCCCGAAAAGATCCGTCTCATAATACATCGTACATACATCGGGTGTACTTGGTAGTCCGAAATGCCTGGCAGAAACTCTCCAACGCTTTGCACCAACAACCGGGCTTTCATAGCTTGAAAGGATATCAGCTTCCCGGTAAGCGGTGTTGATCTCTGTTACCATAATCCGCTTCGCATCGTATAGCACTTTACGTGCCATTTTGAAAGTGTTCTTATCGATCTCGCTATTACGCAAAGCCGAACGGATCGCTGACTTCCGTAGCCTTCCATTATCGATCAATCCTAACAGCCTTTGGTCGTTCCGTGCTATCATTCCGGCTAATTCCTGTGAAGCTCGTTCAGCAGAAACACCCCGGGAAATGGCAGAGTTCAGAAACCGGTCCACCTGTCCGCCCATGCTTTGCAGATTACGCCCGATTAAGGTTTGGTAGTTCTTACTCCCGAAAATCCCTCGCCTCTGAAGCATGAAATCAACCGTAGTTTCAGGAATCTGAGTAAAGTTTGCCCCAACGGTGTATCCCATACTACTGACAGCGTTAAGTCCATCCTGATGGCCACGAATAGCCTGCTCGATGGCGTTACGCTCTTGTATCGCAAAGGTCCGGGAAAGTTGTGCAGAGAGTTGATCGAGTCGGGCTAATATTTGATTTTTCAGCCCGTCCTTTCTCGATTCTGATATAAACCCAGAACCGAAATCCCGGTCAATATCACGTAGCATCTGAGCATACAACAGGTAAAGCTGCTCTGTTGCAGCCTTCGGCACTCCGTTTCTATTGAGAGCGGTTGCCCGTGCTGAGTTAACAGCCTCCTGATATACTTTTTCCCATTCTTCCAATTAGATCCCCATTGCCCCGGTTAAATCCCGTTCCTGACTCTGGTTGTTCAGGTAGCTTTCAGCGATGGCTCGTAGTTCATTCTCTTCGGGTGCTGGGATTCCGTCCGATTTGAGAATCTGAGCTAACACATTAGCGAGCGTTTCAGCATCGACAGGGACGGTACTTAATCCAGTAATGTATCTTTCTGATAGTTTTTCAGCGATTGCATCTACATCAACCGGGCTGAAGTCGGAAGGTCTGCGTACATACGCATCGCCCCAATACTGCGGCTCATCGGGTAGCTCTGCCTGCATATAACGCCACAGCGATTTATTCTCGAACTCGTCCACACTTTCAGCGAGCAGGGTAAGAAAGGCCTCAATTCCTGACTGTGATTCCAACCGTATTTCTGTTGCTGTACGCTCCTTTGCCGCATCTCCGTAATCCTTGAACATGCCATGAAAGAAGTTACTGATACGCTCTTTGATTCGATCATCTGAAGCCTTGAAAAAGTCTGATGATGGTCCGAAGAAATCATGAACGTGGCGAGCTTCCGGTTCCTGCCTGATAGAGTTTGTGCCGTTCTTCAGACTTCCTACAATATCAGCGTACTGCCCATTCTCGCCACCACTTGCTACTATTCGAAGGAGCTGAAAGGATACGTTTCTGTGAGCATGGTCTAATTGACTTTCAGCGTTTGCAATGGCGATACATTTCTTAGCCCAAATGTAACCGATAGGCCGGTCCAGGTTCAGACTGACTTCAAAGATCGGCAGTATCCGTTCCTTCCTTTCTGCGGTTGCGTAGTATGCGTATTCTCCGCTTCCGAGTTCCTGCTCAATGTTTGTATCGCCTCCGCTCATTTTGAACCGTCTCCACCCGTCAAGGGTGTAATCGGTGTAGCAAGTCTGAATATCCACTTCATCATCGAGCGAGTTTCGTTCATCCCGAAGCTCTTCCACCCGGCAAGCAATCAACCGCCCGTTCTCGTAGATCTTGTTAATAACTGCCTCCGGGTTAATCATCTTGATGGTAGCCCCTGAAATGGCTTCATCCTCTTCATTGCGGGTTACACCATCTACTAATCCATATACGGTATGCTTAATGGTCAATCCCAAGCTGGCTTTCTTTGGAATGCTGTAATACGAACTACCTGCACCGTCCGCATTGTTAAGCAAGTTATACAGCTTCGAATCTACATCTTCAGCATCTCCCAAGCCTGTGCCGTCCTTACTCCATTGCCTTTCCGCTTTTGCTTCAGAAGAGAACAACACCCCGTTAATCGATTCAACACCTGTTGCAAAGTAAACAGCCGGGTCGATCAGTTTTAAACGCTCCTGATACGATTCTGTACTTTCCCGTTGTGTTTTTTGTGGAAAGTATTTTTTCGCCTCTGTGCTTCCATATTCAACCGTTGCCCCATCGTAATAATCGAATGCCTCTCCGGTATAAACCTGCTCTGCATACTTCCATTGGTTGTTTTTTTTGTGGTATCCGGGAAAGTGTATAATCTTTGCCATAATCTTAAATGTTGATGAATCCGGTCTGAATTTTTTCGGTGAACTTTGGAGCCTTAATGATTGGGTTGATAGCGTACCTGATGTCGTCAATATGATGATTATTCGCATCTATGATTTTCGGAAGGATGTCTCCGGTACGTTTGTCCACTTTGTAGCTATAGAGCCTAAATTCCTGCTTTGTCTTTTCGCATCGTGGATGAATTACAATCTGTTTGTACTTCCTCATATGGTCAATTCCATCCTCGACAGAACCGGACCACTTCTCAACCCCTTCAATCTTGGGCAGTCCATGACGCTTCAGGTAACTAATCGATTCGGGTCGTGCAGAGTCTGCCCGTATTACATAATTCTCAATACCCGGTATTCGCTCCGAAATGAAAGAAGCGGTATCGTCAAGCTCTAAGCCGATTTTGTTCGCTTCATATTCTACAAATAGCGTATCGTTGTGGATCCAAACTCTGTTCGCTGTAGTCGGGTCTTGAGCAAATCCGAAATCTAATCCGTGATACGGACCATCCCAATCATTGCCCGGCTTAAATTCATCTATGACGTACTTATCAGCAAAAACAAGGCTTTTCGATTTTGTGTTGTATTGTCCTTCCCAAATGTGAGCAAAGTCTTCATCGGATAATCGCCCCCTGTCTCCCTCCATTTCATTCTTCAGTACGTCCGTAGCAAAAGGATTGTCAGGCAGGTTAGTATGAACTAAAACAGAGTTATCCGGTTGATCTCGCATAAAGAACGAATCGACAGGATCGTCAGGCTGTTCAGGATTCCATGAAAACCACAATTCTGAATCGTCCTCTCTGATGGTAGGTTTCAGCAGCTTCAATGATCGGGCTGAACAGTTCTGAGCCTCTTCAAACCACGCCCGTTTAAATCCCTCCAGGGACTTGATGGAATCGGCTGTATGATCCTGCATACCTTGAAAAATGAAAATCCCTTCACCACCGATACGGCTTATCTCATACTTTGTGATTCGGAATGATGATGATAATCCGAGCTTCCATATTTTCTGTTCGATTAATCGCTTTGCAGAATATTGTAGCGATTTCTGCACCTCACGCAAACACACGAATGGTAAATCAGGGTCGATCATCATCTCTTCAACAGCGAGTTCAGCGAAGAAGTGAGACTTTCCAGAACCCCGGCCACCCCGAGCGCCTTTGTACCGGGCAGGTTCAAGCAATGGCAATGCCCATCGTGGAGTTTGTATTTCTAACTCAGTCGCCTGAAGCATCTACAACCACCCGTTTAATGGTGTTTAGGTTTACATCCCCCGTAAAATCTACTTTTTCAACATATCCTCTATTTTTACCTTTCGTTTTTAGGTAGAAAATAGTAGCAGTTGTGTTACCGTCTTTAATTTGCTTAAACAGTTGAGACTCTGCAAAATCGATAGAAATATCTGAAATGGAATCAACGGAAATTTTATAATCCGGGTCTTCCCTTAACCATCGATAATGTGTAGTTCTGTCAATCCCTACTTTTTTACAGGCAGTAGTTACCACACCTAAAGCGCTTTCAAGTGCTTCAATCATTGCTTCTTTTTTAAGGTGTGGTTTTTCGTTGCTTTTATCTGCCATTAGGGATGTAATATTCAAGCACTATCGGCTGTTTTTTAGGTTTTTTAGCTTCTTCTTTTTTTACTTCATCTTTTTCTTTTTTACTCATCATTTTCGTTTTAAAAAGAGCAGCAGAGTTTAACCTGCCGCTCTTAATTCTTCGTAACCTAAACACCTGATTAATGTTTAGTTTTATTCGGTCTTTCCCGATGTCATATCTGATTGATATTCTTTGCCATTAATTTTTACTTCCAATTCAGGGAATGAGTTTAACATTCTATCTAAGATGATTTGGCAGTACTTTGGATCATTTTCCATTAAAAATGATTTTAATTTCATTTGTTCTGCTGCAACCATTGTTACTCCACTACCTCCAAAGTAATCAGCTATTGTTTTTGATGATAATTTAAACCTTCTCATAATCCATGATACAAGGCTTACAGGTTTTTGAGTTGGATGTACCCTATTTACCTTTTCGCTTGCTTGAGTAAACTGCCTTACTACACTTCTGAAATTAGCCCATGCAAGCTCACAGTCTGTCTGATCGCTTTCTCCATTATTCTTATTCCATACTAACCAACATTCTGAGTCTGGCAGAACTGAGCTGTAATAATTCGCTCCCCACCAGATTTGGCTTGATTTAGGATACATTTTGTACAATAAATTAAATGAATCTTTAGCGGTATTGTTGTTGTCATCTCCGTTAATATCATTCCCGTATTTTTTAGATAAAACTCCTGACTTTGAAACCGCATTCATTCCATAAGGAGGATCTGTATGAATTAAATCTGGGTATTCCCCATCCATAAGTCTGTTAACATGGTCTACGTCTGTACTATCTCCACACAAAAGCCTGTGACACCCTATCTCTATTAAATCACCTGGGACAATATCAGTTTTAATCTCTTCCGGTTGTTCGTAACCATCCTCAACTGCATTAAGATCTTCGGCTTCAAAATCACCGAATAAATCCTCTTCAGAAAACCCCCAATCAACAAGTTCTTCAGATTCGAAGTAGTTTGCTAAAGAGTCCCAATCCCAAGTGCCTGTATTTTTATTAAGGCGGATGTTAAGCTCCCGTTCTTTTTCTTTATCAAGTGATAATTCAACACAAGGGAATTTTTCCCATCCTAACTTTTGAGCTGTTTTAATTCTTTGATGACCTCCAATAATTATGTTTTTTCTTTCCGGGTGGATGTTAATTATAGCAGGATCAACCGCTCCGAATCTTTCCAGGGATGCCGTTAAATGAGTTGAAGCCTCCTCGCTTAAATATCTTGGGTTGTATTCAGCTGGAATAAGATCAATGATTTTTCGCTCAACAATATTGATTTCTGCCATTAATTACCTGAATTGTGCTACATAATTTTTATCAATATAACAAATTTATGTAATAGTTATAAACGCTATAACCCGCCCGGCCCCCAACAGGGTTAGCAATCACAAATTAG